ATATTGTCGTATCTGTTCCACCTACAGAACCAGAATGACTTTTAGTATACGTTTCTGTAGCATCTCTATATATTTTAATTGTGTTACTATTTCTAACAATTGCGTAATGATACCATGTATTGACATTAGCATCAGATGTTTCGTATTGAAGACCTATATTAGACCCAAACAATCCCCACTTATAAGTACTAGTATTAGATTGAAGTGCAACGCCATCAGCAAGATTATATTGATGATTGATAAGCGTTTGATAGCCACTGTTAGTACTCCACTTATAAAAAAATTCTATTGTAAAATTATTTGTTCCAAAGTCAAAACCAGAATGACTTGCTAAAGTTGTTGTATCGGCACTCGCAAAATCTATACCACCTGCAGTAGAAAAGGTTAACGTAAAATTTTGCACAGTTGTTGCAGCAGAAATATTATCTGACATTGAAAATGTAAGGCTAAATGTGCCACCATGAGAAGTATTTGTAGTAGGAGTTATTTTAAAAAATCTATTCGTTGTGTTTGTACTAGCTGCTAATGCAGAGTAAGTTCCATCAGAAGTAGCTGAACTTGTTATTGTAGCTGTTGCTCCACCACCATTGGTTAATGAGCCAGTTGTTACTGCATAAGAATTTTGAAATGTAGTTCCTTCATCAACATCAGCTCCCACAAGTTCTATGCTTGTCGCAGTACCATTAGTAGCTAATGTGACATTAGCACCAGTTGAAGGACTAGAAATAGAAGGACTAGTATTTACTGTAGCTATTTTGTACCATCCCCCACCATTATAAATGTAAAGACCAGAATTTGCAGTTACAAAAGCTTGATCTCCTGTAGTTGGGGAAGTAGCTGTCATTGCACTTATATTTGCATAAACCTTAGTAGCTCCTGCAGAACTATTTACAGCAGATTGTCCAGACGCTTGTGTCTGAAATTTTATTAGATTGTCAGATCCTTTTGAAATAAAAATTTTATTATTAGAATCACCAATAATAACTGGGTCACTGCCTGTTCTTTGTCCTCTGTCTAATGCTTTACTCATAAAAACTCCTACATTAATTAATTAGGCTTTGTTGGCCATGTTGGATTGTCAGGATCATTAGTAATATCTCTTAAAGTTTGTCTATACGTTCTCCAACTTGACGAATTTCCACCTGCATCTTCTATTCTATCAATTTGCCAATCTGCTTCTAATAAAAGTTCTTTTCTTTTATTTCTTAATTTTTGTTTTTTTCTTTCAGTAGCACCATCTGCCCATTCTTTTTGTAAAGCATTATACTCTGCAACTTCATCATCTGTTAGTTTAATACGTTCATTTCCAATTTGTTTATAAAGATCAACCATATTAAGCTCCTGATTTTAGACCATAAACAGATACAACACCGCTACTGATATAGCCACTACTAAAAAATATTCTAGCACCACCTGCTGTAGTAGTAGTATATGTGCTACCCAAAACATCAAAATAGGAAGAACAAAAATATCCATCAACTGACATATAATTAGGAAAAAGTCTACCCAAAACAGGAAAATTATTTCTTGTATTATATAGTCTTACAAGACCAGAAAATCCTTCATCACTTTCATTTCCTACACTAAACTCATCTTGTCCTGATATAGTCCAAGAAGTGCCTGTTGCATCATACCTAGTATCTGATTGAACACCATCAGGAGCATGTGAGCCTACATAACCAATATAATAGGAATAATTAGAAGCACTTAATTGACCACCACTAGTATCTTCTAATCGCAAAATTAACAACACATCATCATTAACAGGTAGCATATTTTGTAAATAAATATCATAAATATCATAAGTGTCTGAAAAAAGAGCGCCTGTAGAAAGTGCTGAAACACTTGATATTGTAAAACTTCCTAAAAAATTAGAGAAAAAAGGTGTGGTAGAAGCAAGTATTTTACCTGTACCATTGGGAGTTAGATTAATATTTCCATTAGTGTCAGTAGAAGAAATTGTATTACCATCAATTTTAATATTATCTATATCAATATCACCAGTAAAATTAGGAGAAGCTAATGGAGCAGCTGCTATATCTGACAATACCTGACTAGCATCTCTTCCTTCTATTGTTGTTCCATCTATTTTTAAAAAATCATTATCAACCACAGAAGCTGCAAAAGTAGGAACATTACCAGATGCTATACCTACAGTTTTAGTTGCTGCATCTCCTAATCCAAGATTAGTTCTAGCTGTACTTGCACTTGTTACATCACTTAAATTATTAGTAGGTATTAATGTATTTGCAGCGTTAAAATTATTAAAATCTATTACTTCTAAAATATCATTTACTGATGCTGTTACTCCTTGTAAGGTTACAGTATTGCCACTAGACACAGCATAATCTGTGGTAAGTTTTAATAAACTACCATTAAGATATACTTGAGCAAAACTACCAAAACTTAATGTAGCACCATTATCATCATTACCAGTAAAAGCTGATTGGTCAGCACTAGCAGTAAAAACAAATCTATTAGCAATAGCATTACCATATGAAACGCCATTAATAACTAAATTACCACTACTATCTAAAAATACAGCTTTACTAGCAGGTTGTGTACAAAATACATCCTTTGTACCTGCACTAAAATCTACCATATTATTACTATTTGAACTAGCAAAAACATTTGCATTAGTCCTACCTGTAATAGTATCTGGACTTGCATCAGTTACAGTACCAATTCCTACCTCAAATTCACTAGCACTTTGATGTGCTATACAATAATAAGTAGTATTACTGTTTCCAATACCTGCAACAAATGTAGTAAAGCCAGTTGCAGCACCTGCTAAATTTATCGTGCCTGTTCCTGTACTTGTTGTTGTTTCTTTAACTCTGTCGTGTAAGACTAGTGCCATTACTCAACTCTAATAATAGCTGTTGCGCCACCACTTCCTACAGCAGGTATTTGAACTGTAAAAGATCCTGAATCAGATGACTGTGTAGTTCCAAAAGATATTACAGCTATAGCTTTATTTGATGCTGATGAATTATAAATAAGTGCGCCATTAGCATCTATTGTAGCACTAGTAAATTGAACATCATCAAAGTCTACATAAGCTCTTGTTCCATCCAAAGTTACTGCAACATTAGCTAAAGTTCCTCCACCTGCACTATACGTTCCTGTATTTGAAATTTCATCACTATTACCTGTTACATTTGAATAGTTTGCTGTAGCTGCACCATATGTTCCAGACTCTCCAGATTTGATTAGAGCCATTTTTAATGTGTGTGTTCCAATTTGATGCGTTCCTTGTAATAGTTCTTGCTTAAATGAATTACAAAGTGCTGTTGTTATTCCCATTATATTATCTCCTATAGATACAATAAGAGGGCAAGTTGCCCTGCCCTCAAATTATTATTAGATTAAGCTAACATATCTCTGTCAACTTCATCTGCTTTGTCTAAATCACCAACAGGCATTACGATAGCAAATACTCTTAGTACACCTGCACTAATTGTACCTGCAGTACCTGCAAAGGTCATTTTTAATGGTGTAGCTGCATCCACGATTTGTGGATTGGCTGTAGCTACAAGTACACTTGAATATGCACCTGCAGATGCACCATCAATATCAAAGCCATCTACCCATGCGTCTGCATCACCACCTGATAAACCTAAGTCTACAGTAGCGTCAGAAGCTGTATTAGATAAAGCAGTCATTACCTCAATACCTGCGAACATACAAACTGAGTTTGCAGGAATATCAACACATTCAATGGTACTACCATTTGCATCAATATTTTGATCTGCAAAATTTATTGTTTGCTCAACAAGATAAGGAGATAAACTAGTGCTTCTTCCATAAGTAACACCATGAGTAGTATTAGTTGCTGCTAAAGCTGTTGTTGTTGCCGCCATGTTAATACTCCTCCTTACGCTAAGTTATATGCAGCAGTTACGATAGCTTCTGGTCGAAGTATCTTTCTGCCATACAGATGCATGCCGCGCACAATGTCTGCAAAGGAATCAGGATCACGATATGTTTCGGTCTTGTTGATTTGCTCTGCTGTTGCGACTGCTGAACTATGTCCTGCAACAATAATACCTAAGTTAGATGTGTTAGGACCTCCTGTTGTAGCAGGACCTGTACCTAATGATGGTAAATTGTTAGACTGATAGATCTTGAAGCCATGAAGATTATTGACTACTAAACCATTTTGTAATCCTGAACCACCGAAGTCAGAATTAAGTAATCTAGAGTCTTCATCTTTTAGAACTTCTGTCATAACTGGATCTATTACAAGCCATCTTCCTTGTGTATCAACATTTTGCTGATCCATAAGTCTTGACATTCTTGCAATAATTTGTAGTGGACTTGCTAAACCTCCAGTTGAAGCATGCATAGTCGCTGTGGTTTGACCGGGAACTCTAGGCTTAATACCAATTGAGTTGTTTGCTGAACCTGCTGAACCATTTTCTGCTGTAAAGTCAGAAGCGTCAAGTGACATGGTTGCTAAAAGTTCTGCACCAACTAAGTTAGCTCCGTCAGAAGATGTGCCTACAGCTTTTGAGCCATTAACTTGATCGTTAACAGTGTCAGCAGCTGTATGTAATGCAGACTGTTTAAAGCCTGACATATAGCCTAATACTTCTTGGTCAAATTGATCAGACAAACGATACGCAGCACGATCACTAGCAAGTGATTGAAAGTTTACGTGGCTGTGTGCTTCCTCTATATCGTCAATTTTAAATGCAAAATAGTTTGCCTTATCGACAGTAAGAGAAAACTCTTCATCGTCTAGATCTTGTGGAGTAATATTCGTACCTCTCGCATACGATTTTACTGTGATTTCAGGCTCTTTGATAATTTTTACCGAATCGCCCATATTTGCAATCTCTCCAAAATAATCAGAGTTACTGATTGCTTCAACAACAGATGACTTACGAAAAGCAAGTTGCACCTGTTTGCTATATATAATTGGGCTAAAATTACCATTGGGTAAATTACCATGCCCTGCAGCTTTTTGAAACGCCATAATAAATTCTCCTTATGTTTCAAAAACAGATGCAAACTACAAACTATTTACAGAAGCCAAAAGTTTAAGGTAGATATAAAATGGCTTAAACTTTTTTGGGTAGTCCACAATTTTTTGTTGTTTGCTGAATATAAAGTGTTGGTGTCGTTTCCGGGCAACACTTTATCTAGTATTATTAGTTATACTAATAACTAATTATTTGTCAAGTATTATCTCGCATTACCTGACATATCATATATAAACTTTCCACTACGGATTGCTTCCATAATGGTGTCAGCATTTTTTTCATATTCTTGTGCTGACATTGCGTTTACGTCTGATTCTTTTATCATCCCAGTTTCAACAGTAGGTGTACTCTTAGATGTTTTTACTGTTACACTCTTGGCTGCATCTTTGGATGTATTCTTTTGTTTACCTTTACTGATACCCATATCAGCTTTGTAAAGATCAATAGCTCTTGCTGCTGCTCTAGCATCTGTTTCATTTTCGTAAAGAGCATCTTGAACCCATTTAGGTTGTTCATCTGCCCAATCGTGAAACTGATCTTCCTCTTTAATTTCATTAAAATCAGGATGCATAGTTAATAACTGCGTTTCAGCTTTTTCTCTAGATACATCAGATTGCATTTCGTTAATTTCTTTAACTCTTGCTTCTAAATGATCTGATTGTTCTTTAGCTTTTTTAATTGCTATTGTTTCTACAATCGCAGCTACATCAGGATATTGTTTTGCCCATGCTTCAATATCTTGATCTGACTTAGGTAATTTAATTTCTTTCCGTGTAGCATTATCTAGTTGTTGTTTAAGACTTCCTATTTGATCGCTTAATTCTTTTTCTTTGTTTTGAAGATGCCTACGCAAATCTCCATAACGCTTTTTAAAAGTCTTTTCTTCAGCCGATAGATTCTTATCATCTTCAACTTCAGCTTCTTCAGGTTTCGCTTTATTCTCTTCAACAAGTTGTGCTAATTCCTCTTCAGTTTGTTTTTGTCTTTCTTCATTTGTATATTTACGATTTGTAAATGCTACTTTTTTTTCTGGCTTTACTTCGCCTATTACATTAGTTTGTTCCATGTTTGTTCTCCTTTCAGGGCCACTAATTGTGGGTAGCTAATTAGGATCTCTTTTTTAATAAAGTCTTCCTTTTTGTTGGTTGTTTCTTTTTAGTTCTTTTTGTTACAAGTCTTCCTTTGTTCATCATTCCTGCACCTGTTTCATCTTCATATTCATTTGTAGATTTATTGCTAGGTGCTGAATCAAATTCTGAATCTGAAGTATACGTTGAACTAGGAGGTGCTGAATCAAATTCTGAATCTGAAGTATACGTTGGACTAGAACTAGAGTCACTAGAACTAGAGTCACTATCAGATAAAAAACCATCACCAGACTTGTTATTATTTTTATCGCTAGATCCTCTTCTAGTATCTTCAAAACTATAATCTGGAGTGCTTGTTGTATTTGATTTATTCTTATTTTTATTATCCTCTTCCTCTTTTAGGTTATTTTTTTCATTCTTAATGGTAGGTTTATATGTATTTCTACTATATGGATTTTCTAAATTACCTTGCCATTTACCATCTACTAATTTACCAAATGATCCCATTTCTTCTACAGTATATTTTCTAATAGGCACTCCAAAAATATTTATTTCTTGACCTGTTCCATCAGGATTGAGTACAGTTGAAGACCACATCGATCCATTCCCATCTTTATCAAGTACAGTGCCAATAGTATCGAAAATACCACCAAGTAAACTAAAACCAAAAATACCATCACCTGAACCTGATGTTATTGTACCATTTTTAATACCTTCAATCCTTTTTAAGTCAGGTTCTGCACCACCCATTACTTTTAATTCTTCACCTATTAAATTAAATCTAGTTTTTATAGGTAGTTTCAAGTATTCATCTGTTGTCATACCTAATCGTTTTGCTGTAGTTTCTGCTGCTTTTTTTGATGTTTCAAGAATTGCATCAAGCTTTTCACTTTTATCATCATCATCTCCATACTGTTGAACACTAGTATCTTTATCTTTATCATCATCATCATCTTTATCTTTTCTTTCAGGCATTGATGTTGCAGGAGATCCATCAGGATTTAATACAATTTTATATCCTGCAGGAACACTCTCTAATGGATCACCATTAAAAGTTGATAATACAAGAACAGTTTTTCCTGCATCATTTTGATAGACTACATATTTTTTATTATATGGTTTATTAGCTTCTTCTGTTATATTATAATAACTTTGAGATGGATCTGCAGTTCCTTTTTGAAAACCTGTAACGCCACCTTGATACTTTTCTTCTGCTGACTCTTCCTCTTCTTCCATTTCATCATCTAGAATAATAATATCAGCAGCATCAAATGGAATATCATCAGGAAGAACAGCATCTTCTGGATTACCTAATTGACCCATCATTTCCATTTTCTTTAGACCCATCTTAGCATCTTGTCTTAGTTGCATAAGTTTGTCTAAACCTATATAACGTGTTACATCTGCAGGGAATATAAACTCTCCTTCACTCACCATTGCAGGAACGTCATCACGAACTTCCTGATCTAGTGATCCTATCGGTACATCATTACCTGATACTGGATCTTTTTTTCCACCATCATCTTTCATACCACCTTCATCAAAAAAACTTAATTGTTTTTCTTGTGGCGTACCACCTTCCATAAAAAATTTCATTTGATCTTCCATAACTGCACCACCTTCATTATAACGCATGGGTCTTCCTATTGAATTACCAAATCCTCTAGGTCTATATGTATTATTGTTTCTAACTAAAGTTTGCATCATATCATTTAAAAAACCGGGCATTGTATTAGGTTTTAATCCTCCCCTAGATGCTCGTCTATTAGCATTATTAATAAGATCTGATAATCTTCTGTTCATTATTGGCATTGGCCTTACATCGTGATCTCTTGGCAAACCTCTTCTAGGAAATTGACCATAAGGATTATATGGCATTGGTCTTCTCATAAAAGGATTTCTACTTGGAAAAGGATTGTACGGACTTGGCCTATATGGTTGTGTTCGTGGCATAGGCATAAAAGGTTGTGGCGCAATGTTTCTTCTTGGAAACAAAGGTTGTGGAAAAGAAACTTCAGGCCTAGTTTGTCTAGGATCAGGCATAGGCAGATTTATCAAACTTTGTATAGGATCAGGCATAGTTTGTGTAGGTTCAGCTGCAACTATACCATCATCTACAGTAATTTCATCAATAACAGGTTCTACAGGTCCTACAGGTCCTCCTCTAGGCATCACAGCAGGTTCTACAGTACCTGTTACATCAGGTGTCGCAGGTAATGGAATTGCAGCTACTGGTGCAGGAGCTATTGGAGTAGGAGCTGTATCTGTTACAGGTTGCTCTATAGGAACTGGTTGATTAACTGGAGCAGGATCACTTCGTGGAGGAACAAATGGAGCAGGAGTAGGTGCAGGAGCAGGTACAGGTGCTATTGGAGTAGGTGCAGGTGCAGTATCTGTCACAGGTGGTTCTGTGGGAACTGTTGTATTTCTAGGTCTTGTTATTCCTATATCTCTATTTACCTGAGGAGCTTCCACTGGTCCTGTATCAGGCTCATTATAAACAATTTGACCATTTACAATTGTGCCTTGATGCGCTTTAAGTTTACGTGATTTCTTTAACATTTACTTCATTCCTTAGATTTTGTAATTTTCTAATGATTGATAAAGATCCTTGTGATCTTTTCCATAGATCAGCATTATCTGTCTGTTCCATAGCTCTCATATGACTTTCGGCATGATATTCTAAATAGTTATTAAAAGCTTCCCAAAGTGTACTATTATTGCATAGCGGCTTGAGGCGGCTGAGTAGGTCCTTGTTGTTGTGCATTTCCTGTAAATCCTTGTTCTTGTGGTCCGGGTGCAACACCTGTTCCTATTGTTCCACCACCTGCTCCTGTTGGATCATTTGGATTTGCTCCTGCAGGTGCGTTAGGTTGTGGTGGTGGCTGTTGTTGCTGTTGAAATTTTTTCATAAGTTCAGCTTGTAGTACAGCTTCAGCTTTATCATTAGTAACCTTTTCAGGATCTAAATCTAATGACTTAGCTATCTCACGTATAATATAATCCATTTTAGCAAATGGTGCTAATGCAGGATTAGATGCTACTTGTAAGAACTGCATAAGTCTTTGACTACGTACTTCATTAGCCATTAAACTTTCTGTTCCTCTAGCTTTAACTTCTAGATCACCTTTAATCTCAGGATCAAAGTCAAACTGCATATTAAATCTAAATAAACCTTCACCTAAAGGTCTAAGAATATAATCATCTATGTTTTTAATAACAGTCTTAATACCACCTGACGCAGCATTCATAAGCATAGATATACCACTAGCTGTTCTTCCTACACCTGAAACACCAGTCTGTCCATGTGCAAAAGATGGAAAGCCAGTTGATTCATCTGCAAGCTGTCTAGACTTATCAAACATCTGCATATTTTCATTTGCTACATTGGGAAATTTTGTGCCAAAGATACCTTGACCAGGTGCGCCACCTTGTCTACGAAAAACTTTTCCGGGATAGACACTAAGATCTTGTCCGGGAACTAGATTAGTTTCATCTACTTCTATTAACAAGTTTCCTGATAGTGCAGCATTATCTACTGCCATACGCATAAAGCCATTACATAAAGTCTGCGTATCATCCATGTTTTCAGCTAATCCTACACCAAAAAAGGAGTAAGGATTAATTTCATATGGAGCAGCCATATAAGGAATATTCATAGGTTTAAAAGGATTAATTACTAATCTTAGTAATCT